ATACAAAGGGCCAAACATCGGCAATCCACCCCATTCATGGATGCCTCGGTGTAATTTTTCCTGTTCTGTCTCTTGGTGTATGGAGAAGCCAGTGCGCCTGATCTCCCGTCGTGGGTCGCGGCACAGGCGCGCGGTACCATCGACTAAGAGAATCCGACGGCTGCAAAACTCTGCTTGCTCCATCGGCAGTATCTTATACTCGGGCTGGAGCCCGGCGTCAGTCAGGATTGTGATATCCAGGGCATCGCGGATTGTTGGGGTAATTGCGGCGAGCATATCGTCGCCCTCGACTTTCAGCCGACCAAGTGGTATGCCAAGCGCTTGCATCAGGCTTGCGTTTACGAGGCAATTGCCGATACTGGTGTTGACGTCTCCAGACATGCGAGTTCCATCAACCATGTATGCTGCATTGTTGCGTGTGCGTACATAGTTGCTTAATTGTAATTTGAGGGCATCTGCAATCTCTTTAGGAAAGCACGCAGAGTATATCACATGTTCGGTGTTATTCAATAGTTGAGATGATAAACTGCGGTCAAATCTGGAGAAATCGACTTCAAGAGCGATATCAGACATCTGGCATATCCTAGCTATCTCTTGTGCCTTGGCGGCTGGGTCGAGTCCCTTAATGAAAATAGGTAGCCTATCACGGCACTGCAACTCAAATGCAGCCATCCATGGACCGATTCTAGCCTTAAAGGCGTCGACTCGGGCCTGAATGGCACGAGGTTGCTTAGTGTCGTCAAGCTGCTCTATCTTCTGGAAGAATTCTACTGTCGTCTGCAGGGGACAGTAGCGGGCGGCTCTCAGCTGCGCCTGTCGGGTTGGCGTAAATCGCAGTACCCACATCTCAAAATCCATTGGACGGTCAATCTTACCTATACGCATGGCGATATTATTAGCAGCCTCCCGGATGTTTGGATGGATGCGGATTGGGCGTTTTGGTGGGAGGGATCTTGTAAATATGCTCGTGATCTCATTCTCATGTGATGATGCAGGGATGTATGTTGGTACTGATGCAAACCATTTGCTATCAAACCAGCGGGCAGATTTTAGCTTCACCCCAGAGAACTGTCGCATGAATTTAGCGAAGCCGCCGACGAGCTTGGCACGCGAGTGGGCATATAGGGTCTTGGCTTGCGTATAGGTGATTGGAATTGTATACGCAAGTACTGATGTAATACGACTAACTGGTTCGAAGGTCCAGAGAAGTCTGGTGCATCTGTACCAGAGGGTAGTACGTGTTTCAACTTCCTTTATGCAATTTATCACGTTATTTACACGAACTACGTCATCTACTGGAATCTGACCCCACGCCGAGAGAGTGGCTGTCATGCCCTTCTTGAGGGCCACAACAACTTGTTCATCAACACCCTCAGGAATGGGTAGGTCACGAGTAGTGAAGTAAGTACGTGCGCGCAATTGCCCTGTGTGGATAAGCCTGGCTGTAATCGACACTCCAGTAAACTCAGGCACCAAATACTCCACGAGATCGGTGGATGGCGCCTCATATGGCACATCAACGGGATCGATAAGCCTGTCAAATAGAGATGCAGGCCTCACTTGACCTATGTACGCGTGGCAGACATCTATCCTGCCCGCGTTATAGAAGGTTACTGTGGTGAATCCTGTTGATATGCAACATTCGGACTTAAGCCACACAGGTGGGTGTACATACGGGTGATCGTTTCCCTTGGTACTGACCTCCAATTGCCCAGTTGGTAACTCTCGTACAATAGCTTCGCCGAATGTATAGCTTCCCGAGCCTGGGTATACATTGTGGATAGCGACGATTGTAGATCCGGGCGGTATGCAAGAAAGCTCCTCGCGTGGGATATAGTATAGTGAATGGGAGAACAAATAAACGTCTGCAGGTACTTGGCAGTCCTGGAAACGTTCAGTGCAGTAGTCTCCCCTCGCCCTTCCGATTCGTTTGGCATTTCGAATCTCATCACTCCCGTCAAGGGTGGGACAACATGAGTGGATTTGGGCAAATGAGTGGTCTCTGGCGTGTCGAACATCATTCCCACCAACACTCTTGATTCTGCGGTCCCGGAACTGGCGCACAAACTTGAGCTCAAACCAGTTGCGTATGACGGCGGAAACGGGATGAGTGTGAGGTACTAG